ACGAAACCGATGATATAAAAACCGCTAGACTGCTGGCTAAAGTAAATTCTAGAGTTTACACGCATGAGGTGGGAGCTAATCAGGTTAGATACTACTGGCTAAGACACGCTAGAGGTGTGAACGTTGGTCCATTTAATCAGATGACTGGCCTTCGTGGCGAAAGCTCGGTTGATATTGATGCAGAGTTAGAGGTTTTAAACAAGAAACTCTCTCAAAACATCGTTGATGAAGTAATCGACACAGCATTACCAGCAAGAAACCTTGACTTAATTAAAACGGTTAATGGTTTAAATACTGACGAATATCAAGGTCATAAACAAGTTTATAACACTGCAGACGGTAAGTTATATACTTGGAACGGTACTAAATACCTTGAGAATGGTATTGATGAAAGTGGTATCCGCATTAAGACGACCCAATTAGTCGGCACTTTACAAGCAGACCAAATTGGTGCGAACACAATCGGAGCTGGCGCATTACAAGCTGGAGCTGTGCGTGCTGAACACATGGCAGCAGGACAGATTACTGCTGATAAACTCGCAATCGGACTTGGCGGAAATCTACTCTACAACCCTGTATTTTTTCCTGACAATAATGGGAAACCCTTTGGCTGGAAAGATATTCAAACACCTAACGGCGATTTCTCTGTTGGTAATTTCAGACTTGATCATGAAAACAGCGGTTTTGGTAGTGATTTCTTTACTGGAATAGACCCAAATACAGACCGCTGTGTAAACTGGACTAATACTGGGACAGGTGATGACGCATGGGCTGTATCCATTGCTCAAGATATAAAGCTAATTCCGAATAAAAACTATATATTTTCAGTATATTCTGTTGTACACGGTGGCAGACCTGAAACTGAAATATATGCGATGAATAGTAACGGTGAATATATAGGTAGATTAAATGCCACAAGTTCAGTAATTCCTAGCGAGGGTAAGAGGGGCGATGGGTATCACGGATATGTTAATATGCCTAGATATTATTCAAAATTCATTGCTCCTGAAGGTGGTTCTGTAAGGGTTATCATTGCAAGTCGTGGTAAAGGATTGCAGCGTTTACTTGTGATGAGAGCCATGCTTGAAGAATGTACTCAATACACAACTCAACCTAGCACTTGGCAAAATGCTGGTGTAACAGCTATTCACGGTGGTTCGATTGTCACTAACTCTATCACTGCTCAACAAATGGCGGCTGATAGTATTACCTCAAACAAGATTGCAACAGGTGCGGTAGCAGCTAAACATATTGCAGTTGGCAGTATTGGAGCTGACCATATCGCCACACGGTCATTAACCTCTGATAAGTTAAACGTGAATAGCCTTTCTGCCATCAGTTCAGATATTGGGCGAATTACAGCCGGCTCAATCACAGGGACAAGTATTAGTGGTAATAACATCAATGGTAATAATATCTCTGGTGGTAGCATTACAGGTACGACAATCACTGGTACGAATATCAATGGTAATAATATCAATGGTAACAATATATCAGGTGGCACAATCACGGGTACAACAATCAGTGGTACAACCGTAAACGGTGGTTCTGTTAGAGGTTCGGTAATCGAGGGTGGCACGATACGAGGTGCGAGATTAGAGGGTGTAACTGGTAAATTCACGGGAGCGCTTGAGGTTAATCAGTTGATTGGTGGCAATTTGTGTGAGGTGTTTGTGGCTAATGTTAATATTAGTAAAATTGGTTCTGAAAACGACGAAGTTACCTTCTGTTCTACAACCTTACACATTAATCCATCGCCAGTTAAACGTATAGTTTTTATCGTTAATTCGGACGTTAGCTTTATCGTTAATGCCAACGAGAAAAAGGATTACTATTACTCGAAAACATCTAGGGGTGGATACCCGCCAGAAATCTTTAATTTTGGTGGCGGTAATCCTAAAATCTGCGTAACAGCCTATGCAGTATCTGATACAAGAACAATCTATCAATAAGAGGCAAATATGACAACATTCAACAGAATCTTAAATCCAATGTATTCGGCTATTGCTGCGTACTCAAAACAAGAAGATGGCTCAATCAATGCTAAGTATGTATTAGGTACTGGCGAAGATAGTGACGGTTCAGTGACCAACTTCGTGCCAATCATCTCTGATTACAAATGGATTGACGCAGTGGCGGCTAAAGAGCTAATAAGCAAACCATTAACCAAAGACGATATTGGCAAAACAACAGCACAGATTGATTTAGAGCGGATTTACACCTATCTAAAAGAAAACGGCCAAATCGTAATCTAATCAACCTTAAACTAAATCAACCGCACTTTGAGAAATCTCGGTGCGGTTTTTTATTGGAGCAAAAATCGAAAACATTGAGCTAGAAACAGTGCGTGGTGATGATGATGGTTGGACTTTTGAAATCTTAGAAGATAACGAGCAGAAAAGCGAGTTAACTGGAAGTCGATTTGATATGTGGATTGAGCCAAAGAAAGGCGAGACTATCAAGCTATCAACCGAAACAGGTGAGATTACTGTAAGCGAAAATCTAGTAACAGTTACATTGTCACACGATAAAACGCTTGGGGCGAAGTGGGAGACTGCAAACTGGGATTTGCAGTGTACTAGTCCGCAAGGATTGGTGAGAACGCTTGCCGGCGGTGAATTCACGCTTATTCACGATGTAACGGAGGCGAGATGATTATTAGATTAGTTAAACGCTCAAAGCCTAACATCAAGGTTAAAGTGCGGTTAATAAAAGAAATCGGAGCTAAAAAGGAAAAGCTCCCAACGCTTGAAGAATTAAAAACTCACTATCAACTAGGAGCTTTATAGTGACACAACAAACAGTAGCGGAATTACTCAATAGCTTTGCTGAATATCTTGGCACTCAAGATAAGGCAATCATTGCGTTAATCGAGCAAAAGATTACACAGCTAAAATCTGACTTATTAGGTGGCGATGTAGCAGCCGATTTAGACACGCTACGAGAATTAGCCGACGCAGTAAGAAATCTTAAATCTGGCGAAACAATGCCAGAAAAATTAATTCAAAAAATCACAGAATTTAAGTCTAGTCTTGATGGCGTTATCGAAAAAATGACAGCCTTAGAAAATCTAGATTTAAAAGCAGCTTATGAAAAAGGTAAATTAGGTCAATAGGAGGAAATATGGCTAATTTTGGAAATAAAAACGAAACATTCGCTTATTTAGTCGGCAAAGATATTGCAGAGATTAAAGCGAAAATTGAAGGTATTGGAACAACTAGCGGCGGGCTTGATGTATTAAAAGTTATCGTACCGGCTGCGACAGAGGAACAGGTAAATAATAATGCAATCTGTGTAGTGCCACTTCCTGAAGAATTTCAAGGAGCATTATTGATGTATGAACAATATGGCGGACAGGTATATGCAACAAGCGAGACTGAGCTTGGAATTCCATTAGAGAACGCAGAAAAAGAGGTGTTTATCATTAAGATTACAGATTTTAAAAATCCAAAAGAAACCACTCACGCAGTTATTAGAAATCCACGTAGAGGTGGTGGAGCAGCAAGCGATGCTTAACTAATCTAGAAGTTCAGCAACTTCTTCCATATTCGGGGCGTAATAGACATTTTGTAATATCCGAATGTCTTTATGCCCCGATATTTTCGCCAAAGTCATCACGTCAACCTTTTTAGCCAATCTTGTCAAAGCCTCTCGTCTGGTGTCGTGGAAATGTAGATATTCTCGGTTAGCTGCCTTTTTGAGCTTTCTGAACGTTGCATCTAGAATATGAGACTTCACTTGAAAACAAGTATCGCCTTGCTCAATCTCATCTCTTAGCCTTTCCAATATCCTTACCGCATTTTTTGAAAGCGGAACGGTGCGAGAAGAGCCGTTTTTAGTCATTGGTAAATAAGCTGTCTTTCTTTCTAGGTTTACATTATCCCAAGCTAATCCGCATATCTCACCAGCCCTCATCGCAGTTTCAACAGCAAATAGCACTGCCGCACCTGTGCGAGCCTTAGCGGTTTTTAAGCTCTCATTATATCCGCTAATCTTGACAATCTCGTCTATATCTTCTTGTGTGAACCTTTGTGTCCTTGGTTTACTTGCCTGTGGCTGTTGTAGTCCAGTCATAGGTGAGTTTTGAATATATCCCCAACGCTCAACGGCAATTTTGAAAATATGTCCGATAGTGGAAAGCTCCCTGCGAACACTTTCACCCTTAACGGTTTCTAATCGCTCTTTAATCCACAATTCTAAATCTTGGCGAGTAACATCAGATATATACTTGTCTGTGATAGGGTGGCGTAGAAAACGAGTTAAGCGGTTGAATTCGTGTTTTTCGCCTCGTTTTGTTGGCGTAATCTCATTCAAATAACGCTTAATCACATCAGAAAATAGCGTTTCTGGCTGCATACCTTTAGCCATTAACTCTAATTTCTTTTCTTCTTCCTTCTGTTTCTTTT